CCAACTATAGCTTGAGGAGAACTATTCCCATCTCCAGCCGTTGGAAAAATTCCTCCATAAACTGCTTTTCTAGAACTAACTCCTGATACAGTATTATCATCTCCTACTGTTGTTATAATAGCTTCTTCAAATGGAGCATAAACTGTTTCTCTTGCGGCAAAAGTTCCTGCTGTTATATTTACTACATCTAAAATTCCTGTTGAACTTAATGAAGAAACTGTTCCTGGAGTCGAGCTTTGAAAATTTATAAAATTAGCTCCTACTGCATCTCCCATCCTAATTGCTATATCAGCTCCAGCAGCTACTTGATATAATGGGCTCTCAATAAAAGCTACTGCATCAAAAGATTCACCTGCAAAATTTGCTAGAGAATCTATCCATGCCAATTGAACATCAGCAGAATTTCTAAAAGATATTCTATTAGTTCCTACTGCATCGCCCATTAAAATAGCAAAATCTGTTCCTACTCCTGCTACAATTCTTGGAAGACCAATTGTTAAGGTGTTTAATCCACCCGTTGCTACAACTCCGTTAGCTCCAGCAAAAGCAATACTTCCTGCTGCACTCGGTACTACAGGGTTTGTTCCAGTATCTGGAATGATATTTTCAAAATCTGTAGGTCCTATCGCTAATGGTATCCAAGTAGCTGTCTTTGTAGTTTCATCTTTTAATGTTAATAGATAGGCATGTCCAGTGACTTTTGTCGTGGAAATTGTTGGAACATTAAAACCATCATAAGTTGCAGCAGTAGGATCACTATCACTAATAATATAATCAACACCCTTGAACTCAATTGATCCTGTATAAGGATTAATATTTGTAGGCATTTATCCTCCTATGAGAATGAGTAATTTAAATACTCTGGGATATATATTGTTCCACCAGATGTATAAGCTCCATAACCAGTAGAGTTAATGTCAGAATCATCATCTAAACTTTGTATGGAAAAAGTTGTAGCATTAAGAACTGTTATATTATAAGAATTTGAATTAAGTTCAGTCATTCCAGCTACTCCACTAATTAAAACTTTATCTGTACTAGCAAGTGTTGCTGTACTAACCACTGTGATTACACATGGATTTGCTTGACTCGCAGTTGTCATGGCCATAGATGTTCCTGCATCCCAAATATTATCGTAATGATTAACTCCTCTAGCAAAGTCTAAGGCAATTGTATTTCCACCTGCATTTAATGTTTCTTGAACAATTCTCCAAGCAGGATCTGTAGATGCTTCATCAGGTCTTGCCCATCCATAATATCTAAATAAATCACTCGCAAAAGCAACTTTTAATTTAGCATCAGATGAACGAAATGGAATGATAAAACCATTCGCATCCCTTAATTGGATTGGTCTTGTACTTCTTGTCATATTTCCTCCTTGACATGGGCATCCTAATTAGAATTAGGGCAAGCTAATAATAGCTGTTTTTATTTCTCAAATTTACTTTTGATCATTTATTTTATTTTTGCAATAAAAAAACTCGAAAGTTTTTACACCTTCGAGCTTTAGGATAGGAATTTATGTTTTTAACGTTAGTTTTTATATTATTTTGGTTTTACTTCTTCTACTACTTCAGCTTTTACTTCAGCTTTTTTCTCACTTTGCTCTTTTGCTATTACTGCTTTAACTACTTCATCTCTTAAGAATGTTACGAAAGGTAAAATATCTTCATAAGAAAATTTCGATGGGAAATTAAACCTACATACATTTGCTCCATCAAATAGATCATATTCTACTCTTAGTGAACCTGATATCTTTTTTTCTATAACAGGTGCAGCAATTATTTTTGACTCGGATGTCATGACTTATCCTTTGTTTCTTTTAATTAAAATATTGTGAGCATCCTACTTCTAGGCAAGGGTATCTGACCCGTACTCACAATATCCATTATAAACCAATCTCTTGTTTTAAGCAACCCTTATACATCTAATATAAAGTCTAAAATCGGCTGCTCCACCACCATCTGGAACGATTGATAACGAACCATTAAGTGCAATTGCAGAGGCTGATGTGTCAATAGTTGTTGGTCTATCAATATCATATTGAACACCTGCTATTGTAACAGCGTTAGTAATATCAGTACCACCACCAGCAGCACCGTTATTAAGCTTCCAAGTTCCTGCTGTTCCAGTAGTATCTACTGACCATGCATCAATAACTTCAAATTTATATGGTGCATTAGCATTGTAGATGTTTACTGCTGCTGCCTGATTAGATACATAAGCATATAGAGTAAACTCTATAGTTTGTGTAGTATCAGACGCATCCCCTGCTGAAGGAACAGTAACAATTCTAGTTTGCGCTCCACTAAGATTTGTTATTGTATTATCAGATCCACTAATGGTTTTATTAGTCAATACGTCTGTAGTATTATGACCAACCATATTTGTTGTGGCATCAGGCAATGTTATTGTTCTGTCATCTGAATGACTAGAACTTAAAGTCATTGTTTTTGTTGCTGTTGCTCCAACTAATGCAAAATCAAGCATCTTAGTTGGGGTTGCTCCATCTGCAACAATTACATTACCAGTACCGTTACCAGCAAGTAATAAGCCTACATTAGCTTCTCCTAATCCTCTTACTTGAGGTGCAATACCTGTATCTCCAGAGCTTATTCCAATATATGTTACTGGAGTAGCTGACTCTGTGAAGATTATGTATTCATCACCACCAGCATCAAAGATACCATCAGTAGTAACTATTTTTGGTGCTGTAAGCGTTTTAGCTGCTAAAGTCTCAGTACCACCTAATGTTGCTAATGTTCCTGTTGTAGGAAGTGTAACATTAGTTCCTGCTGTTTGTGTTAAAGTTAGCGAGAATGCCCCAGAAGTAATCAAATCACCTGCTGTGGTTACATTACCACCTAAAGTAATTGATCTGTTTGTATCTCCAACATTCCAAGAAATAATCTTGTTGCCAGTCAATACTTCTGCTGTGTCTTGCTCTAAATCAAAAGCTGCACCAGATGATCTGATAGAGAATCCAGTCAACGAATCGGCTGTTCCTCCGTTAATATCAGGGGCAGTTATTGTTTTATTTGTTAATGTTTGAGTTAATCCAATGAAACAGAATGAATCACTAACACTAGCAAAGTCAGGTATTGTTAGTGTTGGCGAACCAACAGTTTGTTGAGTAAATGATAAAGTAGCATCAAATGCTCCTGCATCATTTAATACGCAACCATCTGCTAGTCCACTTGCTAATGTAATAGCTGGAAGTCCCCAAATAGGGTCTGATGCTGCTCCTTGAGTTAATAATGAAAGCCCTGCTGCACCTGCTGCAAGTACTACCCAATTCGCGCCATCAAAATAAATGATATCACCTTGAGCTTCACCTGCAAGAGTTAAATCTGTAACAGTTGTTACTCCTGTATTATCAATCGCTACATCTCCAGTGATTGCTCTTACAGTAGCTACATTTGCTGCTGAACCTACTATCAAGTTAGCAGATGGCAACGGTGCTAATTTGCTATATGCAATGGCTGCTGCTGCATCTACTACTGCATTTGTTACTGGTGTGCCAAAAAAGGCTGTAACACCTGCGTCAGTAATGGTTATAACGCCTGTGACAGGTTTGTTATACCACTTTGATGTTCCACTATCATATATAAGCATATCTGCGTCAGCAAGAGCTGCTATTGTTGTATCTGTTAAACCTGCGAGAGTTGTAACTGGTGATACAAGATTATTCCAGTCTGTTCCATCAAATAGATCCATTTCATTGACATCATCAATGTATGCAACCATTCCTTCTTCAGCAACGGTTTCTATCCATGCTCCTGCATGCCATTCGTAGATATTATCTTCTGCCCAACTAGCTCCTGCCGCTGGAGAAATATATCTGAATCCTTCTGTTTGAGTAGCTCCTGCTTGGTTTGTTGCTTTTGAAAGAACTTCTTTCTGGAAAAATAATCCTCCAGAACGTTCCCATTTAGCAACTCCATTAGCATTAGATGATAAGAAGTAGATTGCTTTTCCTACTAAATCTATCCATCCACAACCAAATTTTTCACCAGTATCTGTCGCCAATGGCGCACGTTGTTTTCTGACGAAATACATACCGTTTCTACGACCCTTAAGATGGGTCAACGGTGCTTTTCTTTGTACCATAGTTTTTTCCTCACATGTTTATCTATTAGCAGATTTATACCCTCTGCTCTTAGGTATTCTTACTTGAAAACAAACCTATAACTTTTTTCTCATTCTATCAACAGTTTTATTTACTTGCTTTTTAACCAATGAATACGAATATAATTGAGCTATTAGAATAGGAGTTAATTATGGGATATGTCTTAGGAATAATAATTTTTACACCGTTAATATTTTTATATGAATATATTATGAAGAAATATTAATTAAGCGATTTTCTGTTTTCAATAATTTTTTGAATTGTTTCAAGGTCTACTAAATCATAACTGCCTTCATTAACAGCAGGAATGAAATGTTGAACTGCATCATAAATAACTTCTCCTGTTGCAATGTTGCCTCTTAATCCAGGTATTAATTTTCCAACCTTTTTTAAAACATTAAGATATTTTTTTAGTTCTTTTGCACTAGCATTAACTTTGGGAATATTATTAATAATTTTATGTAAATCCTTTGTAACTTCCTTTCCAAGATTATGTTCTATTAATGCTCTTTTATTTATATCATTAAATATCGCTCTTAATGGTTCAGCTTTATCTGATGGATTTATTTTTCCTTGAGTTAGTAAATTTACTGTTGAATATTCTTTTATTTGGTCTAAAAGTTCAATTCCCTCTTCTGTTTTTGGAATAAATGATTCAAGTCTTTTTTGTCCTCTAACTGTTTTTAAATCATTTAAAATTGCTGAATCACTTTTATATGGAAATGTCTTTGTGACATTATTTACTTTATCTTTCCAACCTCTAAAAGTATCTTTTTGTTTTTTTATTAATTCATTATGTGAAATCTTTCCTTGATTATATCCTTCAAGCATCCTTTCATAATCAGATAATATGTTTTTTTCTGGAGTTAAAATATTATCAATTTTTGCACGTTGTGATGGAGTAGTTATTGGTGTGATTTCTTTAATTAAATCATTGTATTCAAGAGAATCTATTTTTTTAGGATTGTTAATATATGGTCTAAATTGCTGTTCAATATAATCTCTTTTAATTGCATTAATTACATTTTTACCATCCTTTTTTTTACCTAAAGCTTCTTCAAGAAATTTAATTTGATCTGGATTTTTAATTTGATCAAATATTTTTGTATATTCTCCTTCATGTGCAACTCTCCATTTGAAAATTTCTGGATGGTTATATTTAGTAGCACTTTGTGCTGCTGCTGTTTTTGCTTGATTATATAATTCAACTGCTTCTGGAGCAATAGATTCAGTAGATTGAATAGCATTATCAAGAATTTTATTTAGTTTCATATATACATTCTTTGGTTTTCCTTGCACATAGTCATAATTAATTTTTTGATTATTAGCTTGAACTTGTGCAATAAATTTTGAATTTGCAACTTCTCTATATCCAGTTTTATTACCTAATAATTTTATATATTTATTTGATATCATACGAATATCTTTTTTAACACTTGAAGGAACTTCTGCTTCTGATATTTCTTTTACTAAAGCTTTTAATTCTTCAGCTGTTTCAGGATGTATTTCAGAAACATCACGATTCATTGGTTTTGCTCTATTATAAAGATCATTAACTATTTTATTGTCTGCTCTTTGATTGCTATCAACTACATTTTTAAATGCTGTAGCTCCTGCTAATTTATTTGGTTGTCTTATGTCTGAAATTGTTTTACCAATATTTCGTTCAATATTAGCTTTATCAGTACCCGTAAACTTTGGTTTAATAGGTTCACCTGTAGATGAAAATTTTGGTTCAGGTCCTATTGCATCTATTCTTTTTCTATATGTATCCGTTAAAACAGGTTCTAATTTTTCTAGTAATTCATGTTCAGGTATTAAACCTCTAAACATAGGTTTTCCTGGTTCTCCTCCACTTGGTGGTGGTGGTGGTGGTTCTCCTCCACTTGGTGGTGGTGGTGGTTCTCCATCTGCTCCTGGAGGTGGTGATTCTTCACCTAATAGTGGTGGAGACTTTTGTGGTTTTAATTGTTTTTTATTAGTAAAAATATTAGGTATGTCTTTCTGCGCTGCTGTTATTGCTAAAATTTCAGCTGCAGATTCAGGCACACCAGAATCTTGCATTATTCTATTATAAGAAGCTGCTTTTGCTCCTGTAACAAGTCTTTGAGCAACTGAACCCTTACCAATTTTACTTCCCATACCTAATACTTGTAAGTCTTTTTGAAGATTAGTTTTAGCCTCTAATGGTAATCCAGTTACATTTTCAATTCCTTTTACAATATTACCAACAGTCGGAAATGTATTTGTAGCATCTTCAAGAGCTTGAAAATATTTTTCTCTATCAATTTTTTCTGGTATATTCATATCAGGAAATAACTTCTTAAGACGTGGAAGATTATCTTCTAAATCTTCTAATGCTGATAATGATTCTCCTACTCCCCATAATTGTAAACCTGATAATATTAAACCTGGTTGTGTTACTTTTAATGCACCAATTAGCGGTTGTGCTGCTGTTCTTGTTGCTGAATTAAGAAAACCTTCAGAAGATTCAGCATTATCAGGTATAAATCCTAAATCAGTTAAAGCATCTGGTTGAGATTGAACATTTGCATCAGGTACAAAACCCAAATCTTCAAGATTTACACTCATATTTGTTTTGCTCCTGCTTCAATAGCTGCTTGAAGATTTTGCCTTGGAATTGTTCCTGGTGTTCCATCTTTAGAGATTATTCTAACAGTATCAGAACCTACAGATTGTTGAGGAGATTGTGTCACTTGTTGTTGTTGCTGCAACTGTTGCTGCTCTATAGGTTGTTGTGGTTGTTTTCCTATTCGTTCATCCCTAAATTGTTTTAATTTAAATGGGTCTCTTCCTGGTATAGCTAATTCTTTTTTATATTGACTAGTGTTAAAACCACTTATTGCTAATGAATCTAAAATTTCATTTCTAAATGATTGCAATTTACCAAGATTTGCTTGTTGTGATCCTCCTTTTTCTGGAACACGATCTCTTAAATCTTTAAATAACTCCTTATTTAATGTTCCTTTTGTTTCTTGTTCTCTTGTAAGAGCTATTAGCTTTCTCACGTCAGTATTAAAGGTTTCTGATTTTTTAACTGCTTCTCTATTAAATCCTAATGCTGTTCCTTTTTCACTAAAGAATCTTCCAAATGCTGTTCCTGTAAAAGGAAGGTTTTCTTCCATACGATCTATTAATTGTAATAAGGATTTGCCACCTTCTTCAGTAATTAATTGTCGTTCTTTTTGAGATTTTAACAATGCAGCATGTTCAGCACGACCCACTTTATTTTGGTTTTCAAATGTTTTAGCTAGATTTTGAGCCTTTTTACCACCAGAGGCAAATCTAATAATTTTTTCATTAGAATGAATTGGAACAAATTCTTCGGGTATTCTATTAGATGTAGGTTGTTGATTTGGAGTTATACCACTTGTAGGAGTTGCACCAACATCTGTTCCTGTTCCTGTTGGAGGAGGTGTGCCTGTGCCATTTTGATCTGCTCCAGGTATCATTCCTTCTAACCCTTGATTCTCAAGTTGATTCTTCAAAAGCAATAACTGCATCGCATTTTGCTGTTGATTCTGTTGTTGTGCCATTTTAGCTAAAGCATTCTGCTGATTCTGAACAGTAGGCACAAATGTCTGTGTGAATGCTTCTAAGGCTGTTTGTTGCCTCGGTATTGTAAATACACTCATCGTGTTCCTCCTGTTCCCACTTGATTATTTGTTCTTTTAAATAAATCCATTAACTCTTGGTGATTTCTATTTGATGCAAATTGTCCTGCTACTTGTCCTGCTATCGGAGCAAGTTGTGTTCCTAATCCAGGTGTGCCAGGTGTAAATGTAGGAAATGAAATTTGTGTGCCTAATCCTTGTCCTAAAAATCCTTGAAGATTACCTATACCAGCTTGTTGTATGCCTGCTCTTTGCTGTCCAAACATACTCGATAATCTCTCAGCACCCTGACTTGCTTGTTGAGCAAAACTACCTGAACCTGCTGCTCCCCTTCCAGCAAATTGAGTTGCTAAATCAGGAAGAAATTCTTCTTGAAATTGTCTTGTTAATGCTTCTTCACCACCAGGTATCTGTCCTTGTAACTGTCCTATAATAGCTTCTAATCCCTGATTTAATGGAAGTGATTGTAATAGTTGTGCTATAGTGTCTTGTTGTTGAGGAGAACCACTTGCTTGCTGACCAAATTGACCTTGTGTTCCAGGAGAAAATTGATCTGCTGCTTTAAGCAATAATGGAAGTAGGTTAAGAAGACTTGCCCAATCTACATTAAAACCTGTTGATGGCGGTGTTGATGGCGGTCCACCTGTATTTGTGTTTACTGTTGATACATCTGCTTCTGATGCACCACCTACTGTTGGTATACCCATGACTTCCTCCTAATAGATATATTCAAGCGTTACAGTACATATCGTATACGCTGTCTTATTATCTGTTGTTGTTACATTCACATTTGTATTATCTACTAATATATCTATTGGTGCTAATGATGATTCTAAAGAAATAGCACTCGTTCCAGGATCATTTGCTGTTCCATATATCCTTGTAAATTCAGGAATATTATTTGCATCCCATGCAAGTCCATGTACTGCTACTGTTGTGTCTGTGTCTTTTAATGCTCCCATATCTATCACTTTCCTAAATACATCTTTGTCTTTTGCCACAATACTCGGAGTTACATTTCTTGCAAACCTAAGTTGTCCACATAACACTTCTTTAGTTGTATATGCTCCATAATCTTTCTGATTTAAAGCATTTATTAATGCATTATATAAACTAGGAAATCGAATGATAAATTCATTGAAATCTTTTTCAATAAAAGCTTCATTCTTTGATAAAAAAGAACTTTCTAACGATGGTTTAACACTCATAATAAACCTATGTTTTTACCAGATTCTTTTAACCATAACCGCATTGCATGTAATGTGATCTTTGCTTTAATCATATCTGCACCAGCTGTAATGGTTTCACCTGCTGCTCTTTGTGCTTCTTGGACTTCTAAGACACGTTCTCCAGTTACCTGTGCTTCAATTTGTAAATTAACACCACTTGTATTAACAATGATTCTTTTCCATGCTCTTGCATTATCTGGTTTATTAAATCCTTCATAAGCAGTTGATACTTTTGTTATAACATCTGCAAGAGAAGACATGTCACTTCCAAATATTTGTATACCAAGTTCTCCTCCATCTGTTCTATCTGTGTAAATATCTATAGATCCAATTCTTATATTTGCACCTTTTTCAATGAAGGGATTGAAGTCTTTTGTCTTAAAAGAAGAGAATTTCATTAGTGATATACTACCACCACCAATATATGTTCCCACAAAAGTAACACCATTTACCTGTAGAGTATCAGCATCTTTAACAATGGCTTCATAAATAATAGTTTCATCATAACCAGATATATCTAGAAGATTACTTATTCTAATATATTGAGTCGTTTCATCAGGTAAATTATGATTAGTACAGGTAATAACACCAGTCGCTGTATTTACAACAGATACATCTAAAGAAGGATCATCAATAGTTAAGAAATTTAATTGATGAATAAAACCTCTTTGATTACCACCAATTACAATAGGCGTTTCTGCTACTGATAATGCATCACTCCACTTTATCCCTATTTTTGACCATTTCTTTCCAATAGTTGACCATCTATAACCACTTGCCTTTTGAAACAGTCCTAATGCAGTATAATTATCATCAAAATAAGAATAAGCACCATTTGCATAATTAAAGACTAACATTTTATTTGGATAGGTTACCGCACCTTTTTCTATATCTCGTGGAAATGACCAGTAAATAAGTTCTTTGACATAGTCTCTAACAGACTGAACCCTTTCTTTTCCTTCAGTTAAATTATTAACCTCGAATATATCATTTGGTATTTTTGAATCTAAACGAACTACACTATTACCATCTGTAGCAGTAATAGCTCGTTGCCCAAATGTAATAGATGTTGCATTTGCTAATTGCGTACTAAATGTACTATCACATCCAAATTCAATACTGATTGATTTTAATCTAAAAGGATCTTTTTTATTTCCTGTAAATTCTAATTCAGCTGTAGATCTTTCAAAATATACAATTAATTTACCATTAACAATTGCAGCACTTTGAATAGCTTGGTTTTGTGTTCCTGTCTCATAAAGACCATTCCCTATTATATCATGTCTCCAAGCATTTGCCCCAGTAGGATCAACTTCTATTCCACACCATCTAATTCTATTTTGAAAGTTTACAACAGCAGCTCCTACATCTTCTATTGTATTCATCGCTATTAATGCACCTTGAAATGCAATAAGTATCTTTGCTCCATTAAGATATCTGTCACTTCCATCATTATAAATAATAGGTCTTAATGTTGCCCAGTTTGTTCCATCATAATATTTGATACCGTCTTCTTCTGGAGCGCCAGGTGAAGAATATGCTTTTCCATTTGTTGCCCAAAAATATTTCGCTCCAGCTGCTGTGATGAAATAATTGATAGCAGAAAAAAATTGACTGTCATCACCACTCCATTCCTGATTAACTGTGGCAATCGAAGCAAATTTAGAAGCTACCTGATTATAAATATATGGTGTTCGTGTATCAAAAATAATGGTCTCTTCAACATTAATCGTACTTGTTTCTCTTAAGTGAATCCCCATTACAGGAAGCAATGGATAATAGTCATACGTCGCTGTTACAACACCTGTACCAATAGCAAATGTAACATCTATGTCTCCAGTTAAATAATCTATAGTTCCTGTGCCATCGCCAAATAAAACACCATAACTATCATCTTCTATTACTTGTCCATGTCCAGCATCAGTTAATACTAATGTTCCTGGAACTATAGGTGCATTGGCTAATGTATAAACATAATGATCTGTTTTATCCCCAACAACTTCCCCAGTTATAGTTATTTGCAAACGACCTAACAAAAGAGGACATTCTCTCTTCCTAGCTGTCTCCTCGTAAAGATACATGTTTTCTAAAGATTCAAAAGCATCATCAATTAATTTCCATGGCGCTCGATCTTTCTGAAGCCCAGTATTATATCCAGAAATCATAAAAGGCTGTAATGTCATCTAATTACCTATTGCTATATAACTAACATCTGGTGTTCCTGATGCAGCTTTTAAAGTCGCTCCAGCTGCATTTATAACTGTATATCCTATTGCTGTACTTCCACCAAAATTTGTTGGAATTAAAAGCCATGCTGTATTAGGAAAAGCAACAGGAAAAGTAAATGCATGTAATGCTGTTGTCATTGTAACTGTTCCCCATTTTATAATAATTCCTCCAGTAAGGAAAACTGTTCCATTTGCTCCTGCTGTAACTGGTCCTGTAAGTTGTATTTCGTCTCCATCACTTTCTCTTCTAATAAATGCTTCTGAAATAGTTGCCGTTTCTTTTGCATAAATAGCCATTTCATTTGCAAGGGTAGTAATCGCACCACCTTCTACCAACGTTACTGATTTATGTTTTCCACTATTTCCTGTATTTGCATCAAATGAAACATGATCTCTAGATATGTAAGTTTCTATTGCTCCTGAATTAGCCTCCAGTTTTGGTTGGCTTATGCCTAAATCATCATCTTGCGGTTGTGTTGAATCGTAAGCCATATAACCCTCCTAAAATTTTGGTCTCGCTCTTGTTTTATCTAACCAGTTAAATGTCATGTTATGGACATTGTCCTTCTCTTCAGCATACATGCCCATTACAAGCTGTAGACTTGCTAAATCTCCTAACTCTTCTAAGATACTCTTCGCCGTTCCATATACAACAATTTGTCCCCAACTTTCATTCTCAGGAACATCAGCATCATTAACAAATTCAGTAGAGGTAGTTGTACTCACTCCATTTACATATACCAATGGCTTTCTCATTGCCTGCATAGTCAGATAATATGTGTCATCAGGTACTTTTCTAAACAAAAGCTTGTTATCGTAGATTAGAAGGCTGCTAGGACGTCCACGTTCATCACTGTCACTATAGTCCACTCCCTCTGTCCAAATGGTGTAGAACTGCTCTAAATTGTAATAGACGCTTAATTCATACTCTTTTCTACCAGATGTCTCACTTATATATGCAGGAGTTGCAACTTTTACATAGGTGTCATAAAAGTCCTCAGCTAAATCATATTCCTCTGTTCCAGCAGCTAAATCTATTTCATACCACGTCTTGAGTTGAAAGGGCTTTAATTCTTTATGCAATTGCCATTTGTAAAAACGATTAATGTAATCTAACAAATTAGATTCGCTTAAATCATTTGTGCTTTGTAAACTACATAGGTTTCTAACCCTTTTCTTGATTGTGCTAATATCCCAACTCATTTCTTACCTATCATTTTGATCGTGATCTTTTAATGGGTACTTCTTTCTCCCATGTCTTTAATATCTCAAACCATATTCTTCTATTAAATTGATTGGTCTTTACATAATGACCAACATCTCCAGATGGAGGTTTTACCAATCTTCTTTTTACTTCTCGACATCCTTCATTTAACATTTTAAATAAAGACAAAGGTCTCTCATATTCCTCGCCATCTTTAAACTCTTCCCTCATGCCTTGAGGTGAACATTTCCATACCGCTCCAGGATAATCTTTCATGTCTATATAACTGAATCTAGCTTTCGCCCACTGCTCTTTTCTGGTGGTTGGCTCTTCTTGCTTTTCCATTACTGCCCTAGGTATAACTTTTCTAGGTGCTGCTTTTTTTTTAACTTCTGGCTTTTTTGTACTTACTGGTACTGTCATATTTATTCCTTTTATTTAATGATGGTGAGGGGAAAAAATCCCCTCCCCATTGTTTATTTACGCTACAATACAGATCTAGGCGATGTCACCTAAGTCAATATATGTGTTGTCTAAAGTAGCTGTAATCATCAACACGTCATCATTTGCTCCAATCGGCACTGTGCCAATTGTCATGCCTTTAAATCCTGATGCTGTTACTGCTTTAGATAAGTTAAATACTACTCCACCTGTAGTTTCAGCAGCTCCATACCCACTTGTGTCAAGTATAGAGAATGTTGTGGCATCTATAATTTCAACGATATAAATAGGTGCTTTGGTGTTGTTTAATTCCACCATCTCATCTAAATCTTGAAATCTTAATGCGTCACCTGCTGTCCAACCTACTGTAGAAGTGATTGTTACCACCCCAGGCGTAGCTTTTGTGATTCCGCTAGCGGTTTGATAATTTGCTGTAACCGCTGTTGTATCATAAATTGTGAAACCATTAGCTGCTTCTATAGCTCTATTAGTTCCAGTGTCATCACAAATATAAGAAAGAGCAGAATCTGCTGCCATTCCTTGATGCCAGTAAAATTCTTCTTTTACTCCATCTGATGCCCACTTTGTTAAATTCATTACATGTATGGTTGTTGGAAGAAATCCAATATCCAAATTGTATGCTGCTCCCGCAGATTGTAATCTAAATTTTCTTGATTGTGTCATGCTACCCTCCTTATGAGTTTAATGTGCATCTTCCCTTAATTAGGAAAAGATCATTCAAAATTTTAGCCGCATGCCACCCTTTCCAACCTAAAGACGATTTTTGTCTCAATCTGTCGCCAGGTCCTCCAGGAGGTGTAAAGATAGATTCTACGTTTCCACCTGCAATATCAATTACGCCATAAGCGTCTTGACCAGTTGCATAGAAATCATAAACAGTACTTGTTCCAGCATCATCACCATTTAATGTTAATGGGGCTTTAGATGACATAGTCCAACGTAAGTTGTCTGTGTATCCTCTTTCTCCATTTTTTCTTGCTCCAGGATTTGGATATTGATTGATCGGGACCCAGGAATCTAGTTCTTTAAGATCTCGATATATAGCAGTATTGGTCATACAATAGTATGATTCATCCAATGGGGCTGTACCTATTTTATTACTTGCTCCCATGATTTCAGTAAACATTTTGGCATCATTATCCAATAATGTTTGTACTACTGTATCTACATCTGCCTGCGTTACTTCTGTTGGAGTTTTTAGATTCCCACCAGCTACACAGTTATATGGAGACCCAGTAGCTTTCAAAATATCAAAAGTTAGTGTGTCAAAAGTTCTACCTGCTTGCTCTCCAAGTCTTTTATTGATTTGGTTAGCTACAGGATCTTCAACAGTTAATTCCACAACATCTGTCATGATGACTAAGTCACCGTATTGTTGTGTTATGGCATCCATTCGAGTTACATCAACAAATTGACCGTTTGGTTCTACACCTTCTGTCAACGCTGTTGTTGCTTCGTCAAATTGCTCATATCGTGACCATCTGATACGATCAGAACGGTTACGTGGTATACTCTTCATTTGCCCAAATTGATTTGCAATTGTTAATGGTACTGCAATATCAAGCAAATTCGGTCCATACCATACGCCCACAGCATCTGATATCTGTGCGGTTGTATTTACATTAGACATATTTTATGCTCCTTTTATTCGCCATACCCCCGACTGAAGCGATCTTGCAATGCCATTCGTTCTTTAACTGTCATAGATGCATATCTTGATGACTTACTTACTGCCCCAGTGCTACCAGCTGTCAACGTGCTTTTTGGCTTATTAGCGTTTTCCATCGCTTTAGCTACGTTCATATGCTCAGCCGCATGCTCTTTTAAATAAGTTGGTGTCATCTTTATTGCCTCTATAGCTGCCTCTAAATCTCCAGACTTTTGCAGTGCGTTCGCTACCCTCGCAGGTACTTCTTTTCCATATTTCATTATTAATTCGTGAGCATTCGGATATTTTATTCCAACGAGCATCTTTTCAACTCTCGACATTACATCAGCGTCATATTTCTTCATCTCTTGCTTAGTTAGCCAATCATCTGGCTCACCTTTGAGATAATCAGGCACTTCTTTTTGTTGCTGTGCCTTTAACCCTGCTATAATACGATCCTTTTCAAGACTCTCTTGTTCTACTTTCTCCGTTCTCTCACGTAAAGCAGCAAAATTTTGTTGCTGCTTATTTTCTTGTTGATCGGCGACCTCAACATTCTTTTGCGCCTCATTTGCTTGCTCATGGACGATTTGAGCTGTTTGTACGTCTTCTGCCATATGTGCCTCCACTTTAGCGTCTGGTCGCTTCCCTAATGTCTTGTACGAAACATTAGTTCTGCAAGGTGACGAACCATTTAAAGTTGTTTGCCCGTTAAAAGGTCTATTCCAACCTTCTTCGAAGCGGTTTTAAAATAACTCTTAAGTAACGGGTTTCCTTCCGTTACTCTATCTATATCATCTGCCTGTTTACGGGCAGATAATGGTAATATCCATTCAGGTCTAGCCTCTCCAGTTGTTTGGTTTGTATACCACAACTGTCCACCCTGCAATGGAACATCTATCTCATGCTTTCTAGCTTTATCAGCAGCTCTTATCATCATCTTTATCCTTCCAGATATCGGGTCTTGCTTAGCTGCAAATAATATCCATAACTCTTTTATGCCTTTCAGTTTGGTGTAATAGGCATGTGCTACAGTCATGATTTTATCTTTCAAAAAATCATCAGCTGCTGCTTTCTTTTTCTCTTCTAATTCACGCTTTGTTTTATTCGGCACTATTAGCATTACTTAATCCTTCTGCTTGTTGACTTGCTCCTACACCTTGAATAATATCTTCAGGTTGAACACCAGTTTGTCCTTCTGCACTCTCTCTCTGTTTGAAACCCTCAATTATTTGTAAGGCTTGTTCAATTTGATCTAAGTTCATTCCTTGTAATTCTTTGATTGATTTGATCTTATCTAATGTTGCTTGCTCTAGATCTTTTTGAGCCTCTACTCGTCTTTCTTGATATAGACCCATATTGCCAAATAATTGCCCAATATTACTCAATACCCTTGAGTTTCTCTCATGTCCAAGTCCTGTAGCTGCTTTTGAATTAGCATCTACTAACTCAAGCTCAGATTGCAGTTTTAACATCTCTAATTTATTCGCTTGCTCTTGCTGTTGTTGCGCTGCTTGAGCCTGCTCTGCATAAAGCTCTTTTAGACGTGTTTTGTTTGCTGTAGGCATTTCCTCAATCAAGAATTGATCTGGTATTGGAAGTCCAGCTTTTTTGGCTTCCATTCCTTGGTAGAAACCTAAGATTTTTTGTGTGTCTGTTAATTGTGTCTCTTTTACTACAATGTCAAAATCCATGAGCTTTTCTACATTAATATTCTCAGGAAAAGGCTTCTCAGTAATAGATTGCCACTTCTCAGGTGTGAAGTTTGCTAACATGATTTGTAATAATTTGATCCCACATTGCTTTTGAGATAAGGCTAATTTGTCATAAACAGTCTGGAAAATTGTAATGCTGTTTGCAGCCCTTTGCTTTGCCAGAGTTCCACTAACTTCGGTGTTGCCACCTTCTGCTACACCCAATGCCTCTTCATTTAACCCAGGTATCTGTATCAAGTCTGTAGTCAATAACTGCACTAATTGAACTAATCCAGCAGGAATATCAACACTCTGTTTTTCTCGAAGCGAATTTAATCGCCCCTTCTCAGTTTTGATGACTTGTCCTTGACCTGTTTTGAATAACTCTTCTTCATTCGTTACAGCACCTTTTTCAACTACCCATCCAACAGATGCTTGAGAATCTAAAATGTCACTGATCTTTGATCTCTTACGGTTATATTCGTTCTGAGGGTCTCTAACAGGACGTATCATCCCTTGAATCTTATATTTGAAATCTTCAAATTGTGGTTTATATACCCACAAAATTGGAACACATGGGAAATCCTCAATGCCTAATGGGTCTTTCCCACTAAACATAGGTTCATTTTGTATAAGTACATTATATTCAATTGTAGGTTGTTCAATTGTAGATACATCAAAAACAGGATATTGTGATAATAATATGTCTAGATTAGCTTTTGTTCCCTTCCAGAAAATTTGCTCACCAGTAAAACGATGTGTTAATACCTTAACTTTTTTAGTTGTTCGTCTGTATTGCTCATCATAAGCAACCAAATCTCTCTCTGCCATTCGAGTCCTAGAAAAACTCATGTAGTCAAATTTATTATCCGTCCTTCCAGGTTTTAATTTGTCTATATCTCTAGCAGCACTCGGTAACAATCCCTTTGCTTGGTCTTTACTAATATATTTTCGCTTCAATATATATCGGCAATCAGATAAATCAATCTTAGAAAATAAGGGGTCTATGATAACAGATTGAAAAGGTTCAATATCACATATAACCCTTCCATTCACTAAATCTCTAGAATAATCCATGCCAAATGTCATCAATGACATTCCACTTATAGATGCATCCTCAAAACCATCAGAAAATTTATTGTAAAAATCACACTTGTTAGCCTGCCATATCAATCCATCTTGCAGATAATCACTTATCTCTTCATCAGATGTTTGTTGGGGGGCAACTCCAAAACCCAGTCGGTTCTTTCGTTGATATCCAGAATTTAGATGGACATTTCTTTGACAGTAATTGTAAACAAAGGCGTTTCGCCCTTCTTCATTTAGATATTTCTTTTCTTGTTCGCTCCACTGATTACCAAGGTAATATTCAACGTCAGTGTGCATTTCCTTTAATGCAGGATTCCATAACCCTATAGCATCATTATACTCATCTTCGAAGTTCTTCTTGATGTCTTGTTCATTGTTTGCCATTTAAACCCTGGAGTTTGTAAGGTTTATTTATCGTCTGAACTTAAGTCATCAATTTAGAGGTATTTACTTCCTTTATTTAGTTATCTCGTTTTTACTCAATTATATTGAATTTGTCTAATCTTTTTTTTTATTTTACTTTAATCCTAAACACTTAGCACACAGAGAATCTCTTAAACAGCCTTTTAAATGCCTGCCACGCAACTTTTGAAACTTATCTGAATGCCACGCTTCCTCAAAGCTAACCTTGCTTAAATCGCCTACAATGAAGTCTCCTGTATGATCGAAACAACAGGCCGTCATCATTCCATCGACATTGATATGTGCTTGAGTGAACAGATTCCAACATGGATCAGGCTTTACAGGATTGTCCAGTCGTCCGATATTTCCGTACAACTGACTTTTTGTATGTCCACCTTGGTTATATAACGGTAAGAAATAATCAATCAAATCACTCTCGTGAAGCCCTTTGATACCACTACAACTCACTTCGCATGTTGTTGCCACCTCCTTAACCTCTTTTATCCATAGATCATCGCCATTAAATGATATTTTTAAACTGTCTAAGCCAGCATCTTCTAATTTTTTAAATTGAGCAGGATTACACATAGATCCGTTAGTCGTAACAAAGGTAAAGATCTCTAAAGATTTTGCATAGCTGATATAATCACACAATTTAGGATTTAATAGAGGTTCTCCCAATAGAAAAAAGCCTATTTCTTGGATATCATTTAAACAACATTCAAATATCAATTCTCTCATCAATCCAGAATCTATGTCCTTCTTCT